AACTATCCAAAAGAAACTAGATCTACCACAAAAACCTTTAATTATTCCTAATATAGATGAATATCGTATTGACTACATAATCGATACAAATCAATACGAAGTCGCACCTGTGCAAAAGGTAATGTTAGCTGTTGAGTATAAAGAGTCTGATTTAGAACTATCTTCTAATGATGAGATGATTTATAAGTTAAGAGAAATTGCACAAACAACTAGAGAATTGTGTTTAGAATTAAACGATAACAAAGGTGAATGTTATGGAAATGAATGATTATCAGTTTGTAAGTCGTAAAACAGCAATTTACCCAGAGAAGCAAGGTTTTGTATATTGCGTGTTAGGGCTTGTAGGCGAATCAGGTGAGATTGCAGATAAAGTCAAAAAAATTATTCGAGATAAAGAGGGCAATGTAGAACCAGAGGTACAAAAAGCTTTGGCAAAAGAACTAGGCGATGTTCTATGGTATGTATCTAATTTAGCTCATGAACTTAACTATACACTAGAAGAAATTGCACAAATAAATATTGATAAGTTAAATTCTCGTAAAGAGAGGAATAAACTAAAAGGTAGTGGAGACGACAGATGAAAAAGAAAGTGTATACAGGTTGGGGGTATTGTATAAAAGACATAGGAGAGATGATTGCTCTACCTGACTGTGATTTATCATTAACTACTACTCATAGACAGCAAGAGTTTACTTTAGATCATACACACGATTTATTTAATCAACTCATTTCTTTGTTAAAAGATAAGTCATCTGAAAATTTCTTAAAACCGACACAAGTTGAACGTGTACAAGGAATCTTTGTAAAAGTAGAGATTACTAATGGTTGGAGCGAATGGGTATACGGGGTTGATGAAGAAGATTGTCTTGATGAGCTAGATTCTCGTTATGGCATTTTTGGGAATTATTTTTGAGTCTCTCTATCTCATAATCTAAGTAGAATTTTGCTTTTTCTAAATCTTCTATTAGTTTTGCTTTGTCTTTTAGTCCTGCTCTTGCTATGTATTTAACAGTGTTGCCAAGATTGAAGTTTAAATTCCAAGCATTGATCGCTTTGATTGCTTCAACACTGTCTGGATGGTAGTGGCTAGGATGGTTTACATTATCTGTCATTTTGTCTAAGTCCTTGAAAATACTAGGTACAGACTCCTCAAAAGTTGTTGAAAAGTCACAATTACATATAGTGATAAAAAACGTATATAAAATTTAACGCCCACATATATATTATATATATATATAGGAGTATATATAAATGATAAGCGAGCGCAATAAAGATTTAGAAATGTTTGGTCGTAGGGAATCGTCTCAGATGTTGAATGAAGATCCTTTTAGAGTTTGGATGGAGGTTGTGTCTGCTAGGGAGTCATTAGAACTTCGTCATAAAGTTTTTGGCAATCCAAGTAGAGATGCTATAAATAATTTATACAAGAAGTTTATTGAAGATATAGAAAAGTTAAAGAGTGAGTCATGACAGAGAAAAGAAAAGTTGGTCGTCCAAAAAAGATCAACCATGTGTTGAGTAGACAAGAGCTGCTAGACTTAGCTAACAAGTGTTTCGAGTTTTGTCTTACTAGCACAGGTGTAGATCTATATCCATACCAGAGAGAGTTTGGTTTACGTATTTGTCAAAGTATCATTATGGAAGATGGCGATGAGATCACAGCTTTATTTAGCAGACAGGCGGGTAAGACAGAAGTGGTGTCTTGTGTAGTGGTTGGTTTATGTGTGATTTTACCAACCTTAGCAAAGATGAAGAACTTGAAGAAAGATGACCGTATTGCGAAGTTCAAAGACGGTCTTTGGGTGGGTATCTTTGCACCCAGCTATGAGTTAGCAGGTATCATGCACAGTCGCATGTCATCAAGAATGTCAAGTAAACAGATGCAGGATGTCTTAAAAGACCCAGACATAGGTATAGCCCTACAGGGAGGCAGAAAAGTCCTTACGCTTCAAAATGGAAGCTATGTAGATGCTAATTCAGCAGGGCCACAAGCTAACATAGAGGGTAAGACATATCATATCATCATTTGTGAGGAGAGTCAGGACATATCGAATTACAAGATTCGTAAGAGTATTCATCCAATGGGTGCATCAACAAACGCTACAATGGTAAAGATTGGTACGCCAAACCAACACAAGAACGAGTTTTACGATGCTTGCGAGCGTAACAGGAAGAAAACAGCTGCATCAGGCGGTACGAATTTACCAACGCATTTTCAATACGACTACGAATATCCAGCTAGATATAATCCACGTTACGGCAAGTACATAGAGAAAGAGATTGAGCGTCTAGGGTACGACAGTGATGAGTTCCGTATGTCATACCGTTTACATTGGTTGTTGGAGAGGGGTCATTTTATTGCACCAGAGATTTTTGATGCTTGTGGGATCAAAGAGAATAGTAAGCTACGTAAGAAGATTAAAGGAAAGTATAATCATTTCAAGCGTAACGAGAACACGTACAACAATGACCATCACAATGAGAACTTGGTAGCATCGATCGACATTGGTAGGTCTAATGACAGTACTGTTGTGACGGTAGCTAAGGTATGGTGGGAAAACCCCATTATGTTTGCGGGTGAGGATCGCTATTATACGCATGTTGTGAATTGGCTAGAGATAGAGGGTGATGACCATGAGACGCAGTATCCGCAGATCTTAGACTTCTTAGCGCAGTTCAACATTGGTAGTATTATTGTTGACGCTACAGGACGTGGTGATCCTATTTACGATCGTCTACATGCAGACCTTTACGAGCATAACATCCAGGTTGTGCCATTTATCTTTAGTCAACGCACTAAGCATGAGGGTTATACGATTTTATATCAAGAGATGAAGTCTGAAAGGCTGACATATCCTGCAGCAGATTATTCTCGTAGTTTAAAGAAGTGGCAAAAGTTTGTGCGTCAGATGTACGATTTACAGAAAGATTGGCGTGGTAAGTTCATGGACGTTCATGCACCAACAAAGAAAAGCAAAAAGAGTTCATCACAAGATAGCCATGATGACTTTGCAGACAGTTTGATGATGTTGTGTTACTTAGTGAATCGCAAGATGATTGCGGTTGAGACAGGCAATAATCCTTTTGTGGGTAATAAAAGCATGGGTCGTTACTTAAATTCTGCTAAAATAAACGGTGGTAGATCTAGGAGAAAGTTTGATGGATGGTGATTTAACAATACAACAAATATGTCAATTAAGTAACGAGTCCGAGCGTACGATAAAAAAGTTATTAAAGCGTGGTGACTTGGCTGACCAATCTCCACGTTCAGTCGGCTTGTGGTTAAAAAGTCGATTTGAATGTACAATAGAAAAGCAATATAAAGATAGATCATCTGTATTTAGAAAGTGGGATTAAAAATGGCACTAATGAATCGAGGCATCATTGCGACTACTGCGTATGGTAGTCCTGACTCTAAAGTATTCGAGCTTGTGACGACAACAGAAGTTGAGCATAGTCAAAGATTAACTCGTTACAGAAAGTTTATGAGATTTTATCGTGGTCACCAATGGGATCATACACGAGACATAAACGAGCCGTTTGTCACGATGAATTATTGTCGCAGATTCGTAGATGCCCAAGTCAACTTTTTAATGAAAGGTGGCTTCTCAGTTACGATACCTGATGATCCTGCTACAGCGTCTAAAGAGGATGAGGATAGAGAGTTCGTACGTTTAATGTTAGAGCGTACATGGGAGTACAATCGCAAGGAGCTTATTGGTTTTGAAATGGCACAAATGGGTAGTATCACAGGTGATGTTTTTGTACGTGTATCTTGGCATGAGGATGATCCTATTGAGCCACCGTACGCTAGGCTTGATGTGTTACCCAGCCAATATGTTTTTCCTAGTTTTGGCGGGCCACATGGCGTTGACCGTAAGCAAGTTAATTCTGTTTTGGTTTTATTTCCACGTTTTAAAAACGGTGATGATGAAAGTACACAGAGATTTGGTGAGCTAACCAATAAAAATGTGGAGTGGTATGGTGAGCGCTGGTATAAAGACAAAGTAATTCAGTATGACCCTTTGTTTGGTGAAAAGACTGTACCCAATCCATTGGGCGAGATTCCAATCGTCCATATTCCCAACTATCCTGTTGCAGGTGAGTTTTTTGGTCGCAGTGATTTAGCAGACATTATCTCTTTACAAAGAGAGTATAACGAGAAAGCTACTGACATATCGGACGTAATCAATTATCACGGTAGTCCTGTCACAATCGTAAAAGGTGCAAAGCTAACACAATTAGAACGCGGTGCAAATCGTATGTGGGGCTTACCAGAGAAT